CGCTGCCCCCGCAGACGCTCAACGCGACGATGCTGGCCGCTTTGCCGCCCCACCGCAAGACGAGCAACCTGCACCCGCCCCGACCAAGCCTCGGCCTTCTTCGTGGAAGAAGGATTACGACGAGCATTGGACGAAGCTAGACCCCAGCCTGCAAGACTACATTGCCCAGCGCGAGCAAGAGTACGCGAAGGGCGTTAGCACCTACAAGCAAAACTGGGATCAGGCCGCGCCTCTGTATGAGGCGATGCAGCCGTTCATGCCGCTGCTTCAGCAGAACAACATTGACCCGAAGCAATGGATCAGCGGCTTAGGCAACGCCCACCGTATGCTGACCCAAGGCTCGGACGATGAGAAGCTGCGGATGTTTGCCCAGTTGGCCACCGACTACGGTGTGCCGCTTGGGGCGTTGACCGGCCAGCAGTCTGGCATTGATCCACAGTTCTCTCATTTGGCCCAGAAACTGGGGCAGATGGAGAACCGCTGGACTCAGTTTGAACAACAACGAGCGCAGCAAGAAGACGCTGCTCTGCAAAACGACATTTCTGCTTTCTCTCAGAAAGCACCCCATTTTGAGCAGGTACGCGAAACGATGGCTGGACTCCTCCAATCAGGCGTGGCGCTAGACTTGCAAAGTGCCTACGACAAGGCGATCCGATTGAACGATGACATTTGGCAGCAGCAACAGGCAGAACAAGCCAAAGCCGCAGCCGAGCAGAATCAGCAAAAGGTCGCCCAAGCAAGGGCAAAGGCTGTGTCTCCAAGGTCTTCTTCCCCAACAGGGATGACGAGCGGCGGAAACGGCAAAAAGAGTCTGCGGGATATGCTGGCCGAGCAAATCGACAACCAGCTTGCCTCGCGGGTTTAATTTTGATTCATTGAAAGGAACTTCTCATGGCATACGCCAATAGCTCCATCAGCGATATCATTGCCACCACCATTCAATCTCGTTCGGGTGAGCTGGCTGATAACGTGATGCAAAACAACCCGCTGCTTCAGCGTCTGAAGCAACGTGGCAACGTCCGTCCATTCTCGGGCGGTAACGTGATCTTGGAAGAGATCATGTACAACGACACCTCGACCAACAACACCAACAGCTATTCTGGCTACGAAGTGCTGAACATTGCACCTAACAGCCCGATCTCTGCTGCTCAGTTTGCTATTACCCAGTACGCCGCTGCCGTGACCATGAGTGGTCTGGAGATGCTGCAAAACGCTGGCAAAGAGCAAATTATTGATCTGCTTGAAGGCCGCATTCGTGTTGCCGAAGCGCAGCTCATGAACCGCATTGACACCGACATCTATCTGGATGGCACGGGCAACGGCGGCAAGAACATGACCGGCCTTGCTGCTGCTGTTCCTGATGCTCCAACGTCTGGCACCTACGGTGGTATTGACCGCGCTACTTGGACTTTCTGGCAGTCGCAGAAGTACAGCGGCACGACCAACGGCGGCGCAGCAGTTTCCGCAGCCAACATTACCCAGTACATGACCGCGCTTGCGCTCCAACTGGTTCGCGGCAATGACAAGGCTGATTTGCTGGTGGCTGACAACACCTACTACAGCCTGTACGTCAATTCGTTGCAAGCCATTCAGCGTGTTACCTCTGAAAACGAGGCCGGCGCTGGTTTTGCTTCGCTTAAGTTCTACGGCGGCGGTACTTCTGCTGACGTTGTGCTTGGCGGCGGTATTGGCGCTCACGCAACGGCCAACCATATGTGGTTCTTGAACACCAAGTACATCAGCTTCCGTCCTCACAAGGATCGGAACTTTGTGCCAATCGGTGGCGAGCGCCAAGCTGTCAACCAAGACGCAATCGTGAAACTGATCGGCTGGGCTGGTAATCTGACCACCTCGGGCGCTCAGTTCCAAGGGGTTTTGATTGCGTGATTGCATGAAATGATGCAATAGTGTAGGATGCCTCCAGTAAAATGGAGGCATTATGGCTAGACCCAAATCTGACCCAAAACAAAGATTTTTGTTAAAGGTAAAGCAAATGGAAACAGGATGCCATGAGTGGACAGGCTGTTTGCATCGTGATGGATACGGAAAGTTTTATCACGAAGGCAAACAAGTTCAAGCTCACCGAGTGGCATACGAAATTTTCAAAAGCAAACCTGAAAAAAAATGGGTTTTACATAAATGCGATAACCGCAAATGTGTAAACCCAGATCATTTGTTTTTGGGTTTTGCGATTGAAAACATCCAAGACATGGATGCCAAAAATCGCAGAGGCACTAAAGCAAAGTTGACCTTTAATCAGTCAGAAGGAATAAAAAAACTTTTGTCTGAAAGATACAAACAAGTTGAAGTTGCAAAAATATTTGGTGTTCATCAAACCACTATTAGCAGAATTTATCGCAACATCAGTCAAACTTTCAAAACTGAAAGGAATTAATCATGGCATATACCATTACCGACCACGAAGCAGGTTTCCTGCCTATTGGCGTCATTGATACCGGCACCCTGACTGCTTCGTCAGTCTCGTCGGGTTCTACCACCACCATCCCAACGCCTCCAGCCGTCCCCGGCCAGATCGTGAAGGGTTTTGATCCTGTGTACGGCATGGGCGAGTTCATCTTGCTCAAGGGCGTGGCTTCGACGGCTGTTGGCTCGCTGGTGATCTTTAACACCACAAGCTACACCACGACGCTTTGCCCTGTCACGGCCAACTTGGGTTCGCCTGTGGCCATCTCGATGACCGCAAACACTTCGTCTTCAAACTGGTCTTATTACCAGATTGAAGGCGTGGCTGTGGTTGCCAAGTCTACGGGCCTGGGCCTGGCCACCAACGTGGCCGTTGGCGTTAACTCGATCGGCAAGGTGGGCACCTCAGCATCTGGCAAACAGATTCTGGGCGCTCGCACGGCTAACTCGACTGTGTCGGCAACGACCACGGTGCAGGTCATTCTGAACCGTCCTCACCTGCAAGGCCGCGTGACCTAATCGGTTCTCGCGCTCTTGGCCATGCCCCCAGGCTTACAGCTTTGGGGGCATTTTTCAATCTAAATGCCTACAGCATGAACATCGAAACCACCTGCAACACATCCGACGACATACTGTTTGAACAGATCAAGTTCAACAGCCACCGATCCAATGATTGGCTTTTCTCCGCTGATGCTCATGATGGCTTTGCCGTCATCGTCGGCGGTGGCCCAAGCGTGGCCGATTGGGTTGACGAAATCCGCGCCCGCAAGCAACACGGCCAAACCATCTTTGCGCTCAATGGCGCAGCCCGCTGGCTCGCGCAACACGACATTGAAGCCGACTACTGCATCATCGTAGACGCCCGCGAGATCAACCTGTCCATGCTGGGCTATGCCAAGCAATACTTGCTGGCCAGCCAATGCCACCCGAGCCTGTTTGACTCTTGCCCCGATGCCATGCTGTGGCATCAAGAGTATCCGCAAGACATGGAACGCTTTGACGCCTGCCTGCCTGCCAATCCACCCGCGCACACGCTGATCGGCGGTGGCACGACCGTGGGCCTGTCTGGGATGGTTGTGACCTATGCGATGGGCTATCGCTCGCTGCACCTGTATGGCTACGATTCAAGTTACCGCGACGGCCATTGCCACGCCTACAGCCAAAACGACCCGCAGCGCGTTGATTGCGTGGCCACAGTCGCTGGCAAAGAGTTTCAGACTACCTTGGCTATGGCCAAGCAAGCCGAGCTGTTCCCGCAGCTCTCAGACAGTTTGATTGACCTTGGCTGCACAATCACCATTCGAGGCGACGGCCTGCTGCCGTGGACAAGCAAGGCTGCGGCCATTGCGCCTGATCCGATAGACGAGCAAGACAAGTACAAAGCCATGTGGTCAATTGACGCCTACCGCAACGCAGCGCCAGGCGAGGGCGTGGCCGACTTGTTCTGCCTTGCTACGCTGCCCACCGCATCCAGCACCGTCATTGACTTTGGCGCAGGCACAGGGCGCGGTGCGATGCGCATACATGATGCGCATGATTGCCATGTGCTGATGCTGGACTTTGCAGACAACTGCCTTGATGAGCGCGTCAGAGCCAAACTGGGCGACAAGTTGCGCTTTGCCGTGGCCGACTTGACTCAGCCCATTCCGCATCGTGCCGACTACGGCTTTTGCACCGATGTGATGGAACACATTTCGCCTGAGCAAGTCAGCACCGTGATCCATAACATCATGACCGCAGCGCCGCAAGTGTTCTTTCAGATTTCGACCGTCACCGATACAATGGGCGCATTGATTGGCCATCCGTTGCACCTTACGGTGCAAGACGCAACGTGGTGGCGCGACCTTTTCTTGTCCCTCGGTTACACCGTCCGTTGGGAAAACACACAAGACACAGCGGTGATGTTTTTCGTAACTCAACCACTTGAGGAAGAAAATGCTTGATTCAGATTTGGGCGGTTCAATACTGCCAGCAGTTCGGTTCTATTCCAAAGAGATGCTGCACGAGTTTAAAACGCAGCAAGAAGGTCGCCCCATCTACTACATGACCGATTTTGTTCGCATTGAAATCCCTGGCAATCAGTTCACAATCATTGACACCTTTGCCAACAATACGCACAAGAAGCAGTACCCAACCCAATGGGCGCATTATCAAAACGAAAAGCGCGACATGGGCGAAGATGACATCTCTGGAACCCTGTTGCGCGATTGGCCGCTGCTTACCGCAGCTCAAACACGCGAACTCAAGCACTATCACTTCTACACCGTTGAGCAATGCGCCAACGCATCCGACGAGCAACTGTCAAAGATCGGCATGATTGTCGGCATGGGCAGCCATGCCTTCCGCGACCGTGCCCGTAACTACTTGGCCCGCGCCAAGGATTCGGCCATTGTGGATGCCCAGGCTGACGAGCTGCGAAAGCGCGACACCGAGATTGAGGCGCTCAAGCAGCAGATGTCGGAACTGATGAACAAGGGCGATGCGCCAAGGCGTGGCAGACCGCCCAAAATGGCCGATGAGGCCGTAACAGAAAGCTGATATGTCATCTACTCTCTTGCAACTCATCCAGCAGGCCAGCGCCGAGATGGGGCTGACCATCCCGACGCAGGTCGTTGGGAACACCGACACTCAAGTAACGCAGATGCTGTACTTGATCAACTCGGTGGGCAATGAGTTGCGAAGAGAGTACCCGTGGGAAGCCCTGAACATCCCGTACAGGTTTACCACTCAGTTTCTGATCACAACAGGCGACGTTCTCCAAAACAGCGCCGTTGTGACCAACATTCCCGACACAACGGGGTTGTCGGCCTACTATATGTTGGCCGGCACGGGCATCAATCAGGACACCTACATCCTGTCTGTTGACAGCAGCACGCAAGTCACGCTGACCCAGGCAGCGTCGGCAACCAGCATCGGTGCCACGCTCAACTTTGGCCAGACCATCTATCCGCTGCCGTCTGACTTTGACCGGCAGATTGACCGCACGCACTACGACAAGTCAAAGCGTTGGGAGATGCTTGGCCCAGAGACCGCCCAGCAATGGGAATTCTTGAAGTCCAGTTACATCAGCACCGGCCCACGGATGCGTTATCGCTTCATTGGCGGCAACTTCCAAATCTGGCCCAACGTCACGACCAACGAATACCTAGGCTATGAGTACGTTTCAAACGGCTGGGTCAATCAAACGACCACGCCGCAGTCATCGTTTACAGCCGACACAGATACCTGCATCTTCCCTGATCGTCTGATGGTCTTGGGCCTCAAGCTCAGATTCTTTGAGGTCAAGGGCTTTGACAGCACGGCCTATTACCGCGATTTCTACCAGCAACTCAACATTGCCAAGTCCAACGACGGCGGCTCGATGACCTTGAGCATGGCACCTAAGATGTCCAGCGTGCTGATCGGGTTTGAGAACATTCCAGACGGTTCCATCTACGGGCAGGGCTAAAACATGGCTCTGATTTCCCGCGCCAAATCTCGCTCCGTCTCAGTCACGGCTCCCGTTGGCGGCTGGAACGCCCGCGACTCGCTGGCTGATATGCCGCCTGCCGATGCGGTCATTATGCTGAACTGGTTCCCGCTGACCACCGAGGTCACGCTACGCAAAGGCTACACAGAGTGGGCCACGGGGATCTCGGGCCAGGTTGAAAGTCTGTTTGTCTACGCAGGCTCAACAACAAACGAACTGTTTGCAGCGGCGGGTGGTTCGTTCTACGACGTCACAGCCACCGGCGCAGTCGGCGCAGCGGTAGTTACGGGCACATCAAACAGCCGTTGGCAGTACGTCAACATTAGCACGACCGGCGGCAACTTCATGTACGTTGCCAACGGCGTAAACAAGCCTTACTTGTACAACGGCACAACATGGACGGCCATTGATGCCGTGTCCACGCCGGCAATCACGGGCGTGACCACAACCACGCTCAACAACCCGATCACCTTCAAGAACCGCTTGTGGTTTATTCAAGACTCAACGCTTGTCGTTTGGTACTTGCCGACCGACAGCATTGGCGGTGCGGCGAACAAGATTGATATGTCTGCCGTGGCCCAGTTGGGCGGCTACATTGTGTGCCACTACACATGGTCGCTGGACGCAGGCGATGGCGTTGATGACTATTATGTGGCCGTGACCTCGATGGGTGAGATCATCATCTATCAGGGCACAGACCCCAGCAGCTTGACCACCTTTAGCCTGCGGGGCGTGTGGCAGCTTGGCCACCCTGTCGGCGAGCGTTGCCTGTACAAACTGGCAGGCGATCTGCTGTACATCAGTCAAGATGGGTTGGTTCCGCTTGCAGGTGCCTTGCAGTCCAGCCGAGTCAGTCCCCGTGTTGCTCTGACTGAGAAGATTCAGTACGCTGTCAGTTCGGCCATCAACATCTACGGCGACAACTTTGGCTGGCAACTGATGTACCTCGCCCGCGAGAACCAGTTGTATTTGAACGTGCCCGTGTCCGAAGGGCAAGATCAGCAACAGTATGTGATGAACACCATCACAAAGAACTGGGCGCAATTTACAGGTTGGCAGGCCAACTGCTGGGAGTTGTTTGACGACTTGCCCTTTTTCGGCGGCAATGGCTATGTTGGCCTTGCCTATCAAGGTTTGACCGACAACGGCGCAAACATCAACGGCAAGGCGCTGCAAGCGTTCTCCAGCTACGGCTCCAGCGGCCTGCTCAAGCGTTTCACAATGATGCGCCCGATTTTCCGCACGAACGGATCACCTGCGGTGCTGGGCACGATCAATCTGGACTTCAGCCTTGATCTGTCTGCGGCGTCGTTGAGCTTTTCACCGACCGCCTACGGCGTGTGGGACACGTCATTGTGGGACACCGGCATCTGGGGCGGCGAGTTGAACGTGCTACAGCCTTGGCAGGGAGCCATTGGCGTGGGCTACTACGGGGCACCTCAAATCCAATGCGCCGCCTCTGGCATTGATCTTCGCTGGGTTGCCACCGATGTGGTCTTTGAGGTGGGTGCGATTCTGTGAGTCTTGTGCTTGACCCTGACGTTGTCGGCCCGTGGGTGGCCGAGAAGTCTGGCTGCGACTATAAGCCTGGCGATGCCACTATCGGTTGGGAGCGCAACGGCGAGCTGATCGCAGGCGTTCTGTACAACGACTACAACGAAACCAACATCCAGATTCACAGCCGTGTGGATGGCTATGTACCGATGAAATGGTACTGGACAATTTTTGATTACCCGTTCAAACAGTTGGGCGTCAAGAGACTTACTGGTATAGTTTACTCTACCAACTTGAAGGCCCAGAAGCTCAACGAGCATCTAGGCTTTCAGCGCGAAGCGATCCTGAGAAATTACTTTCCAGAAGCTGACGCGATTGTCTATGTGATGTTCAAAGACGATTGCCGCTTTTTAGGAGAGAAATATGGGAAAAAAGAGCAAGGCGCCGAAGGCACCTGATTACACAGCCGCAGCAGAAGCAACTGCCGCAGGTCAGCGTGTCAATCAATACACGCCTTATGGCTCGCTGACGTACAGTCAGATGGGCGAGCAAGGCGGTCGGATCAATCCAAAGACCGGCAAGCCGATCCCTGGCACGGGCAAGCCGCTGTACGGCCAGACGCTGACGCTCTCGCCAGAGCAGCAGGCATTGCTGGATCAGCAAAACAAAACCAGCATGGCGCTGGGCAACTTGCAAGATCAAGCCGCTGCCCGTGTTGCAGCGCAGCAAGCGCGTGGCTACGACGACACTTCGCTGGCCGATACCAACACGGCCACGCAAGCGATCCTTAACCGCTTGCAGCCAACGCTGCAACAGCAACGCAGCGGGCTTGAGACGCAACTGAGCAATCAAGGTCTGGCCCGTGGTACAGAGGCTTACAACAACGCCCTGCGCGACCAGAACCAGCGCGAAAACGATCTGTACCAGCAAGCTGCCATGACCGGCATCAATCTTGGGATGCAACAACGCCAGCAAGGTTTGCAAGAGCAGAACTACTTCAACACCCGAGACATCAACAACCTCAACGCCCTGCGCAGCGGCTCGCAAGTCACCACGCCGCAGTTTGGGGCTACGCCTGGGGGCGCGAACTATTCACAGGCAGCGCAAAACCAGTATCAAGGTCAGCTTGGCGCTTACAACGCGCAGCAACAAGCGTCTGGCAATTTGATGGGTGGATTGATGGGCTTGGGCGGGCAATTGGGTGCTGCTTACATGATGTCTTCCGACCGCCGCTTGAAGGAAAACATCAGCAAGGTCGGCCAGCTTGACAACGGCTTGAACGTCTATTCTTACCGCTACAAGTCCGGTGGCCCAATGCACATTGGCGTCATGGCCCAAGAGGTCATGGAAGTCAATCCAGGCGCAGTCCACATCATGCCTGATGGCTTCTTGGCCGTTAACTACGGAGCCTTGTAATGGCCAATCCATTCATCCAACAGCAAGACCCCGAAGAACTTGCCATCCTGCGCCGCCAGCAAATGGCGCAGCAGCTCATGCAGCAAGCCCAACAGCCGATGGAGCAGGGCCAGATGGTCAGCGGCATCTATGTAAAGCCAAACTTTACACAGTACCTTGCCAAAGGCTTGCAGCAGTACATGGGCGCTCGCGGAGTGCAACAGGCCGACGAAGAGGCCAAGGCGTTGTACGAGGGTCGTCAGGCTCAGACGCAGGCCGACCGTCAGAAGGTTGCCAAGCTGCTACTCCCAACGCCTGCCATCACCTTGCCAGCAGACCAGCAGGGGCCAGTTGCGCCTGAGCAGGCGGCTGATCCAACGGCGGCATACGCTGCGGCTATGGGTGCGCGTGATCCTATGCTGCAACAGTTTGGCTTTACTGGCTTGGCCAATATGCCTGCGCAGGCTGAGACTAAGGCGGCAAGGCTTGAGGATCGGGCGTTCCGTCAGGGTCAAACTGAACGCCAGATTGCGGCTGAAAGAGAAAATCTGGAATACAGGCTCAAAAATGAAAGGATGTTGGCAAAAGATCGCATGGAGGCTGAAATGCGCCTGCGTGAAATAGATGCTAGGGTTCGGAAGCAAAGCGAAAACAAACCGCCTATGGGCTACAGATTCACACCCGATGGGTCAGGGAATCTTGAAAAGATTCCAGGCGGCCCAGCGGCTGAAAAAGAATCAAAGCAATTCTATGACTCAAGTTCAGATTCGTTTGTAACGCCACCAACGCCTGAGAATCCATATGGCATGGTCACGCCATCCCCCGGCAAATTAGGTGCAAAGAAAAGCATTGACGCAATAAGCAAGCAATTCTTGGGTCAAGACACAATAGACCAAAATGGACAAGCGTTAAAAACTCCCGGTCTAATTGATCAAACAGCATCTGGCGGTTTGTTTGGCTACAAAGGCGTTTTTACTAGCGGAACTCAAGAAGCTAAAAAGTTTGACAATTTGAGAGAACAACTCTCAGGTGAAATGAGAAAAGTTTTCAGAATTGCAGGCGAAGGCACATTGACAGACGCCGATCAAAAGCAACTTGGAATTCAACTCCCAAGCCGAGACTATGATGCACAGACAAACAAAGACATCATGGCAAACATAGCAATGCGTGTTGAGAACGCTGTGTTCCCGCTTGGAATGTCAGGTAATCAGCCCCCCACGGGCGCAGTCAGGGAAAGGCCATCAAGATGAGCAAGACCTTTGATGTTGACGTTGGCGGCAAGACCTATGAGGTTGATGCGCCTGATGCAAATACCGCATGGCGCATGGCCAATGAGTACCATCAAAGCAAGCAACAGCAAGCGCCCGCAATGGCCGTCAACCCGACAGAGGACATGTCGGGCATTGATCTGTTCAGCGCGGGCATGGGTAAGGCTGGCGTTGACATTGCCCGTGGCCTTGGCCAAGCGGCCCGAGGTGTGTTGCCCGAAAAACTATCCAATCGGATAGGCCTGCCAACGCAAGCCGACATTGATGAGTCTCGCCGCTTAGACGAAGCCTTAATGTCCACAGGCTCGGGCATGGCGGGCAACATTGCTGGCAATGTGGCGGCTTTCCTGCCAACTGCTGCCATCCCCGGCGTCAATACTGTGGTGGGTGGTACTGCACTAGGCGCAGGCATGGGCTTATTGCAACCCGTAGGCACAGGCGACAGCCGCTTTGCCAATGCTGCATTTGGCGGCATTACAGGCGTCGTTGTGCCTGCTGCTGTGGGTGGCTACCGCGCTGCCCGCGCTGCGCTCTACGACCCGTTTGCGGGGTCTGATCGCATCGTTGGCGGGGTGCTGACTCGAGCTGCTGGAGCAGACGCGCAGCAACTTGCAGCGCAACTTCGCGGCGGCGGTCAAGGTGCAGTTACCCCAGGCGTCAACTTGTCTGCTGGGGCAAGGACAACCAGCCAAGGGCTGAACGCCATTGAGGATGCCATTGCTGCTCAGTTGCCATCAGGCGAGCTGGCTCGGTCTGCTCAAACCAATCGCACGGCGTTGGCCAATGCGTTGCGGGACATTGCTGGCACGCCCGATGAAATGGCTCAGTTGATTGCGCAACGCGAAGGCGCTGCCAATGCGTTGTATGGGCAAGCGTTCCAAAGCGATGCCATGCGGCGTTCGTTGGCACAGCAACAGCAGCAGGCTGCTGCGGGACTTGGCGCAGCAGGCGGTCAAGTGCTGCCCCCAGACTTGGCCACTCCCGGCTTGCGTCAGTTGCTCAATCGGCCCATGTTTGCAGATGCAGCAAGGCAGGCGCAAGTGCTGGCAGCAAACAATGGTGTGATGCTTGGAAACCCGCTGGAGTCATTGCAAGGCTTGCATTACATCAAGCTGGCGCTTGATGACATGAGCAACCCAATGGCTGCAAATGCCTTGGGCAGAAACGAACAAGCCGCATTAGGTTCCATGCGTGACGCATTGGCTAACGAACTAGCCATCATCAGCCCAACTTACGGCAACGCTCGTCGGACGTTTCAGCAAATGAGCGAGCCAATCAATCAACGCCAAGTTGGCGAAGCATTGACCAATCGCTTGGTTCCAGCAACCTCTGGTGATGTGCCTGCCAGTTTGAACTACGCCTCATTGGCCAGAACAATGCAAGACCCAGACGCCTTGGCTCGCAATGCCACGGGGTTCCAAGGCTCGCAAATGGCCAGAGTGCTGACGCCCCAGCAAATGACGACCGTGCAAGGCGTCACCTCGGATGCCTCCCGCATGGCCGAAGCACTTAAGCGCGGAGCAGGCACAGGATCGGCCACAGCCCGCCGATTGGCTCAAGGCGACATGATTGCCCAGCACATCACTAGTGAAGCGCCGGTCGTCTCACGACTGCTTGAGTTGAGCGGTCAGGTGCCAGGCTTAAACATGGCCACCCGTGGCATTTCTGGGTTGGCATCTTTGGCCACTAGCGGGCAAAATGCTCGTGTGTTGGCTCAACTGGATGAGATGCTTGCTACCGATCCGGCAGGCGTGG